GGCCCTCTACACCAACACCACGAACAACCAGCAATTCATTGGTCTGCCTGCCGCCGTTGATGATGGCACTGGCACGGCAACCTACGGCAACATCAACCGTTCCACGAACACCTGGTGGAAGTCGAAACAGTATGCTGCTGGCTCGGTCAACCCGACCCGTCAGAACGTGCTGCAATACATCAGCGGCACCGTGAAAAACGGCGCTGAAGTTCCGACCTTTGGTGTTTGCGGCTTCGGCACTTGGACGCTGCTGGCTCAAGACTACGTTGGTCAAGAGCAATACATGATTACCCCCGGCTCCGGTTTTGATGGTGAAGCCAACGGCCCCCAGGCTGCTTTCCGCGCCCTGATGGTTGCCGGTGTGCCGATCTATCCTGATCCGTATTGCCCGGAAGGAACGCTCTACCTGCTGAACACGAACTATATGTCCATGTATATCCATGAACAGGCTTCGTTTGCGTTCACTGGCTTTGAGTCCACCCTGCCGAACTTCCAGATTGGTTACGTTGGTGCCGTGCTGATGATTGCTGAACTCGTCAACACGAAACCGAAGGCCATGACGAAAGTTACCGGCTATAACTCTCTGAGCCTGTAAGGAGAAACAAACATGGCACTTGCTACTAACAAGATCATTCTTGCCGGTGCAACCACCAATACTGCTGGCGCTTACTTCCAGACCGTTACTGTAACGGCTGTGGATTCTGGCAACGGCACAGTGGTTCCTGCCGGTATTTATGTAATGTTTCCCTCGGCCAACGTCACTGTGCTTGCTAACAACGGTAGCTCCAACGCTACTGTGATGGCTGCAAACACTGGCGGCGTGGTCATTTCGGACGGCGTGAACGTCTACGTGAAGAACAGCAGCGGTAACGCAAACGTGACCATGCTGGACATTAACGGCGGTCAAGCTGCTGGCGAAACTTACGCCTAAGGAGGGGTCATGGACGCAAATGCAGTAGGACGTTCATACCCGGATGAGTTTGGCAACTATCGACTGGCATCGCAAACGGGCGTAAGCCTGGCTGCGACTGGCGATGTTGCCACTCTCGTTCCTCAAGAGGCATCGAAATACATTGTTCGTCGTGTAACGCTGTCAAACTTCAGCGGCGCAGCGTCTAACGCTAACGTCGCGCTGTATCCTGCTGCGGGAGGCACCGGCACTGCCGTTGCTAACGCGCAGGTGACTTCTGGTGCTACGGCAAACACGAGTTTCGTTGATCTCACTTTGAGTGCATCGGGTAATACCACGGTATTGACTGCCAAACCGCTGTATCTGCGGCTGATTGCAAACACCAATGCCGTTACCTGTGACGTTGCCGTTTATGGGGATATTGTTACGCTATGACCGTTTATGTCCGCAACAACAGTCAGGATACGCTTTCTGACAGCTTTGATGGAGTTAAATACGACTTCATTCCTGGCAAAGAGATAGAACTGCCTGAAGTGGCGGCAAAGCATATTTTCGGTTATGACGATGACAATAAGGAACCCTACTTGGTTAGGCTCGGCTGGATGAAGATGAGCAATGAGTTTGATGCTGCAATGCAAAAACTCTGCAAGTTTTCGTTTTCAAAAGAGCCTTCCAAGCCAGTCCACTTGTCAGCCCCTGTGGTGGAGCGAGTAGCCGCCCCTATGCCTAAAGCAAAGGGAGCGGCGAAAGTTTCAGCAATAAATGAGTAAACATGGCTCAGACTTTATCGGGTTACATTACGCAAACCCGTCGTTTGTTGCATGACGTTAATGGCAATTTTTGGACTGATGCTGAATTAACGGATTACATTAACGATGGTAGGAACACCCTTGTCCGTGATACGGGGTGTAACCGTGTTCTTCAAAGTTATACAGTTCCTTCAGGCGTTGAAACAGTAGATTTTTCTGTTCTGCCGGAGGGCACAAACACGATTGATGTAATTAACGTCAATCTGTATTGGGGTAACTCCCGTATTCCTCTGTATTACCTTGCCTGGACTGACTTTAACGCACAGTTGCGTTACTGGCAGAACTACACTGGCAGGCCGATTGCATACTCTATGTATGGCCCCAAGAAGCTGTTTATTGGGCCGACTCCAGATCAAACCTACGTGATGGAGTTTGATACCGTAGTTGAGGTTGATCCAATGGTTACTGGCGCAGAGGTTGAGGTGCTTGCCGCACCGTTTACTGAGGCCGTGCCATTCTATGCCGCATATATTGCCAAGTATCAGGAGCAATCGTATGGTGAGGCAGAGATATTCAACCAAGAATACAATAAGCATGTGCGCGAGATTCTAAGCAATACATTCACACGCAGGCTACCCACACCTTATGTAGCGGGGTACTAAATGGCTGCGGTTGAGCAGAAAAAGAATTACGCCGTAGTAAAAGACTTCAAGGGCGTAAACACCAAAAACAATCGCACCGTTATTGATAATGGCGAGTTTTCCTGGATGGAAAACGCCATGCCGATTGGCTACGGCAATATCAAGATTCTGAACGCAGCCAGCCAGCTTGCCAATGTCACGTTTGCAAATACCGTGACATATATGACCAGTGTAAACATCAATAACACTGAGTATATATTGGCATTTGAGGACAATGGCCGCGCACAGTATGTGAACGTAGGCACAGGTTCTGTTGGTAACATTGCAAATGCAGGAACATTCTCAAACACTGGCGTTATGGCAACGCAGTGGAAGAATGAACGCGCCCTGATTATTGATCCTAACAACGGATACAAGACTTGGGATGGCACTGACCTGCATGACATTGGTAGCGTCAATTCCATTACCATCAATAACGGCGGCTCTGGATACGCCGCAAATACTACCGTAACCTTTGGCGCTCCTAACCAGGCCAACGGAATACAGGCTACTGGTGAGGTTGTTGTAACAGCTAATGCAGTCTCAGAGATTGTAGTTACGGAGGCCGGAACCGGCTACACAAGTGCCCCGACAGTCACCATTACTGGCTCTGGTAGCAATGCCAATGTAACTTGCACGATCCTAGACCAAAACGGTATTGATGTAGCAACTTTCTCAGGACGCTCATGGATTGCTGATGGTAGGACTGTGTTTTACTCGGCGGCTGATACGTTCAACGATTTCTACAACGTATCTGCTGGATTCCTGACCATCACAGACTCTACGCTTCGCACAGACATTATCAGGATTCTGTCTGCAAACAACTTCCTGTATGTGTTTGGTGAGGATTCAATCAACGTATTTTCAGACGTTCGCATTGATCCTGCTACTGGCGTATCTTTGTTTACCAACACAAACGTATCTGCGTCTATTGGCACAAAGCTAAACCACGCAATATTCCCGTATTTTCGTTCAATCCTGTTTATGAACGAGTATGGAGTTTATGCGTTGGTAGGTTCCACTACGACAAAGATTAGCGATCCGCTTGACGGAATCTTCCCTCTGATTGACTTCAATACTGAGGTTAATGGAGGACAGTGCCTGATAAACAATATTTTGTGTGCCGTATGGAATTTTAAATACGACAACAATGGAACAGATGAGTGGATACAGGCTGTGTTTTTCGAGAGAAAGTGGTTTTTCTCTAACCAGCTTACTAATGGTTTTTTCATAACCAATGCGTTTGATGACAACATACTGAACGCTTATTCCACAACAGGAACAGACCTTCATCGCCTTTATTACGACGATACAACTGGCGTAGATGTTTTGATAGAAACTGCATTGATGCCAATGGGCGATCCAATCAGGGATAAGCAGGCATTAAAGATTGGTATTGAGGCTACACTTGGCAATCTTCCTGTTGTAATGGTTGGTTATGTAGATTCTGAGTCGGCACAGTCACCACCTATTGTCTTTGCAAACTCGACGCAATGGATAAATAACAGTCTTGCGTCTATTAACTGGATTAACAATAGTTCTAATGTTGTTATATGGACGAATAGTGTTAATCCAGGTGCCGGTTATTATCTGTATCGTTCTGACGCAAAAATGTATGGCAAATATCTTGGCATGACGATTACTGCAAACGCAACTCCATTTACGATCAGCGGATTGCAATACGAACACGAATTGAGAGCGAGGTTCTAATCATGGCACTTCCCGTAGTTATTCCGAATACTTTTGCTAACGCAAACGCAAGCATACCCCTTAGTCAGCTTGACAATAACTTTAGCACCGTTGCTGTTGCCATCAATGGCATGGCAAATGGCGCTGAATCGCTGTCGAACGTAAACATTACTGGCGGCTCGATTGCTAATGCAAGTCTGTCAAACGTATCCATTAGTAGCGGCAATGTCACGATTAACGTAGCTAATGTTACGACGCTAGACGCTACTAACGTAGAAGTCACCAATATCAAGGCCAAGGATGGCACGGCCTCTGCGACGATTGCAGACAGCACTGGTGTAATGACGATTGGATCGTCCGTCCTGACCACCACCGACATCAACGGCGGCACGATAGACAACACATCCATTGGCGCAACAACACCGAATACTGGTGCGTTTACGACGCTCACTACATCTTCCACGGTCACTTTAAACGGCGGCACCGCCAACGGCGTGGCCTACCTTGATGGCTCCAAAGTCCTGACCACGGGCAGTGCGCTGGTGTTTGATGGAACGAGTCTGGGTGTTGGGACGAGTTCGCCAAGTTATAAACTTCACGTTTCTGGTTCTGGTTCTGTTGTTGGTGTTGGAAACATTGGAACCGAACTAAAACTTCAGAACGCTGCTACTGTTTCTGATGCCGGTAGCGGAAGTGGATTTGCTTCTGATGGTAGTGCTTGTTCTATTGGTGCTTGGGCTGGGCCGATTACTTTTTATTCTGGCAACAATGGAAGCACAAAACTAGAACGCGCCCGTATCGACTCCTCCGGTAACGTAGGGATTGGTGGCTCCCCATCAACAGCAACAAGAACAACAGTTCAAAATTGTGGTTCGCCTGTTGGATATTGGGTGTCTTCTGGCGTTATGCAACTGCAAGCAAATGCTGTTTATAACAGCGGAGATAAATTTGTTGGTACTGGATACGCACTTTATTACGCACAAGACCCTAGCGCCGGCGCTCACGTATGGTCTACGAGTTCAGCCTCCGGCACAGCGGGAAATGCAGTCACTTACACAGAACGCATGCGTATCGACTCCTCCGGTAACGTAGGGATTGGGACGGGTTCGCCAATCAGCACGGCCAAAGTCTCAATTAAACAACAATCTGGTGGCACCACTGGTTCAACTCAACTACATCTTGAACAATATAATGTTACAGACGGTTATGGCTTGAAATGTGATGCTGTTGATGGCGATTTGACGTTTTCTAGGTATTCAAGCGGGTCGTATACAGAACGGATGCGTATCACCGCCTCCGGCGCAGTGCTGGCAGGGACTACTTCAGCATCAATCAGCAGTTCTGGCCTCAAATACGAGGGGGCAAATGGCGCATTGCTTATAGTGAGAGATGGGGCAACTCCACAGGCTGTTAATAGGCTTACTGATGACGGAAACTTAATTGAGTTCTATCAGGCTTCATCGCTTGAAGGAACAATCTCTGTAAGCGGAACGACTGTCTCATACAACGGCGGTCATTTAGCGCGTTGGTCGCAAACGACAGACAACACCCGCATCCCGCTGGTTAAAGGCACCGTAATGTCTAACCTTGACCAAATGGCTAATTGGGATGGTCAAGCAAATGAGCAGCTAAACTGCATGAAGGTTTCTGATGTCGAAGGCGATGTAAATGTTGCCGGTGTTTTTGTTAATTGGGATAACGATGATGACGAGTTTACTAATGACATGAATATTGCCATGACAGGTGACATGATTATCCGTATTGCTCAAGGAACTGTGGTGCAGCGCGGTGACTTGCTAATGTCTGCTGGTGATGGAACTGCAAAGCCTCAAGGTGACGATATTGTGCGCTCCAAGACTGTAGCCAAAGTCACATCGACCCATATTACTTGCACATACGATGACGGTTCTTACTGTGTGCCGTGTGTATTGATGGCTTGCTAACTGGAAGCTAAATAAAGGAGAAACAAATGGAAACTCAGTTCACATGGATAATTGAACAAATGCAATGCGCCGTTCAGCAGGATGGCGAGTCTGATGTTGTAATCACTGCCCACTGGCGGTGTAATGGGGTATTTGCTGATACCTACGGAACCGTTTATGGGACTTGCGGATTCACTTATACCGGCGGTGATTTCACCCCCTACGACCAACTGACTCAAGACCAAGTCTTAGGCTGGTGCTGGAATAGCGGTGTGGATAAAGACGCTACCCAACTGGCCGTAGAGCAGCAGATTCAGCAACAGATTGCACCGACTGTTCAGACCTTGCCGCTGCCGTGGGCTGCGTGATGATTGAACCTCTTTTCATTGCTTTCGTCATCCTCCAACTGGCGGACATCTACACCACCAAAACGATTCTCAATGATGGTGGGCGTGAATTGAATCCGCTGATGGCGAAGGCATTTGAGAAGTTTGGTGTATTACCTGCGCTTGTAGTGTCTAAAATCGTGGTTGTTGGATTAGTGTATATATATGTGCAGTCGTATGAAATAGTAATGTCGTTGTTGGTTTTGTTTTACCTAATAGTTATATCTAACAATTTTTATCAGATTAACAAAAGAGACTGAGATGGCCGCAAGTAATCTCAGTCTGCCGATTAAATGCAATCAGTCTATTTGGACGGAATAAAATGAATGTGACAGCATTTACCAAGCTAGGTAACACAGTTGCATTTACTGCAAACGTAGCCGCACCATCGCCTGTTCAGGCTGTGGCCGTAGGAATCGGCACCACGCAGTATGAGGTGCAAAATCCTAGCAATGTGACCGTATTTTTGGGGTATGGCACAACATCAGGAGAAGCCTCAAATAATGCTGTTGTTGTGACATCAACGGGATATGGTTATCCCCTGCTTCCTGGCACGGATAAGATCATTTCTGCGCCGCCAAACGCTTACTTTACTGGCATTACCGCCGCTGGAACTGCTACGGTATATGTAACGCCGGGAGAAGGACTCTAATCATGTTAAAGACGATCTCTTCAATCGTAAACGCGATTGGCGCTCTGAACTACAAAGGCGTTTGGAACGCTAATACCAATAGCCCTACGTTGGCCTCTGGCGTTGGTTCCAAAGGGGATTACTACGTTGTTTCTGTGGCAGGTAGCACTAACCTAGACGGTGAAACCCTTTGGGGAGTAGGGGATTGGGCTGTATTTAATGGCACCATCTGGCAAAAAGTGGATGGCGGTAGCACCGGAAACTTTACAACGATTGATGTAACTCAGCTTGCAACGCTGGCCAATGTAAATATTACGAGTACAACGGCAAATACGGCTGCTATGCCAGATCCTAGCCTGCCGCTGAATCCTGAAGGCTATGTGACCGTGCAGATTGGCGGGGTGAACAAGAAGGTTCCTTACTACGGCGTATGACATGAGCCTAAATATGGACACCCTAGCAACTCCAATCTTCGGGGAGCCTGATTCACTCAGAGAATTTCTGTTTGAGAACGGTATTCAGCACCAGGTGTTCGCTGAAAGGCTGATTGATGCTGGCGCACAGATCGTTAGATACCCGATTATGGATGCTGACCCGCAGGATTTGGACGATTGGTTACAAATTCATCAGTTAGAGCATCAACAGTTTGCCAATCTACTGGATTTGAATAACCCTTTTAACATGCAGGACTTGGATTTCAACCAAGAAGATGACTTTTATGACTGGGTGAATAGGCATTTGCTGATCCATGAGCAGATTGCACGTTCACTTGGCGTAACTTGAGGAACTGATATGGCTGTTATGTCCTATGAAGATTGGTTGAGAAGTCAGGGATATACATATACTCCTGGAATTGCCGGAAAAGATACTGGTCAAGGAGACACTTATAGTGGGTTGGGTCTTGCCACCAATTCTGGCCGATCTTCATCCTCTGGACAATCTATTCCATCTGTAAGTCAAATACCAAGCAAGCAACTAAATGATTTGTATCGTGGTTATGTATCTACGGCCATATATCAAAGAGTTCCGTATTCTGGAGGTGCCGTTAGCCCTTCTGGGCGGTACGAGATTTATCGTGAGGCTGATGAAGATAGGCCTGCCATATATGTCGATACTGGAAGTAAACAATTATTTACAAAACGATACGATGAAGATAATGGGATGGTATTTCGCCCATTGGGTTCTGGCGGTGAAGATTCTGAAGATCGTTATATTTGGGGTGATAAAGAACAATATTTGTCAGACGCAAATTTAGCGTCGCAATTTTATTCCCGTGGCTATGTGCCGTGGAATATTGATAACGTATATGAAGGGCTTTCTAGCCGCCAGCCATTTAACCTAAATGCGCTTTGGGGCGGCACTCAATATGCTGCTGGACGAGTAACCGACTGGTCGCATATTGATCCGACTCAATATAAAGCAAACGTCATTGCAGCAAATACTCGCAACCAGCTTTGGAATGAATACGACAGGCTAAAAGCCCAAGGCAAAACCCCAGCTAAAAACCCCGATGAAGTGGCTCTGGATTTCTACGTCAAGAACGTAGGGCAAAACGGTAGTAGCCTTGGCTATGGCCCAGGAGTAAATACAGCACTCCTTTCAGAGGCGTTAAAAAATACCTTCTTAAATCAGCCTGAAGTTGTTAGCGCGAGAGGCGCTCGTTACACAACTTCACAGGCTCAAATAGATGTTGCTAATCAATTTGGATCGGAACATGAGGCTGGCGTTCCAATTTGGCAGGTATTTGAGCGGCAAGGTATGGGTGGCGGTGGGTTTGGACGATTTATTCCGTTAATTATTGGTGCCATTGTTTTTCCTGGCATGGGAGCGGCCCTCGCTCAAGCTATGGGCGGCACGATTGCGGCAAATATTGCGGCAGCGTCCATTATTGGTGGCTTAACAGCCGAAATTAACGGTGGTGACTTCCTTGATGGCGCTATTAAGTCTGCTTTGACCGCTGGAACTGGCGCTGCACTGGCTAATGTGGGCGTTGCAGCCGAGGTTTCTAGCGCGCTGGAATCCGTTGGTTTTGATGCAAATTTAGCTAATAAAGTAGCGGATACAGCAGAAAGAGCCGTAACCGCAGCCATTGTTGCCGAGGCCACCGGAGGCGATGCTGCTGCCGCCTTAGCAAATACTCTTGTCGCAGCAGGGGTTAGCGCCGTAAGAGGCGAAGTAACAGACATTGTAAATAACATTACCGCTGGAACGGCACCATCAGACATTGAAGATGCTGAGATTGGGGCGGCAATGGCTGAAACTGCTACCCAACCCCAAGAAACTGCCATTGTTGCGCCGCAACAACCAGAGGATGTTTCACGTGAAACATCTGAAAATTTAATGCTTGCAGATGTATCTGGCCTTAATAAAACAACCCTTGATGTAAGAGGTTCACCCCTTTACGCTGGAGCAGAAGGGTCTGAATCTGTTACTGGCATCCCTGATGGAATGCGCCTTGCAACTTATGAAGAAGCTAATGAAATGGCCGCGCAGGGGATACCTGCGGAAACGCTACCTGATGGAACTATTGCATTTATTGTTCCAGAAACGCAGCCTGCCGCTAAAGCGGATGCAGAATTTTTGCCTGAGTTTGATTTATTTGGCGGGGAAACGGCACCAACTCCAGAGGCTAAAGTAGATTTTTCTTTGCCTGAAGAACAACCCATTCCAGAAACCATGCCGGAGGTTGAACCTGAACCTGTACTTCCAAAAGAAAGCCAGGCAAGAGAAGGGGCTGGAACCGGAGAAGAGCCTGCAACTGGAGAGGGAACGGCATCTGGAGAAGGGGAGGGAACTGGAGAGGGTGGGATTGGCGATCAGGAGGTTCTGGACGCGCTTGCCGAAGAAGGAGCAGGAGAAGAGGCCGCACCTGAAGAAGATATCGGCGAGGAAGTTGCACCTGAAGGCGAGGAAGTTTTGCCTACCGAAGAAGAACCTGAAGAAGAGCCTGGCACCGAACGTGAGCCGACGGAAGGCCCGTCAAGCCTTGACAAGTTAATTGCTTCATTGTTGTTAAGTGAACGTGGTGGTGGTGCTAATGCTGGTGCATCTGCTCCGAGGCGTTCAGTAACGCAAGAATCTATATCGCCACGCGAGATAAGTGGTTCAGTTACGGGTATTATTGGCAAAAAGCAGCCCATGTTTAGCGGTGATGAAGATGAGCAAAGTGCCGAGTGGAACCGTAGATCATTAAGACTTCGTAAAGTGTTAGGACTCTAATATGAAAACAATGGCAATGCTTTCTGGTGGCGGCACTGGTAGTGCCCATGAACTAGCTGAAATGATCCGTAGTCTTGGTAGAGGTCGAGATACTGTCCTAGCGCACATTACCCCTGAAGAGGCCGAGCTTCTTCGCCGGATTGGTGGTAGTGGAAAGCCCAACCCGAATACTGGCTTGCCTGAGTTTCAGGAAGATGAAGGCTTTGACTATTCTTACGAAACTCCAGAGGAAATTGACCAGCTTTATCAATCTTCCGCTGCTTTTGAGCCTCAATATGGAACTACGCCAGATTACAGTGCGATGTTTGGTGACGCTATTGAGCCAAGTGTTCAACAAGTTCAACCACTTACCGATTATTCTGCTTTTCCACAGGTAAGCCCGGTAGACATAGTTGAAAGGGAAACTGGCGCACAGTTAATGAGGGAGCCTAGCGCCTTAGAGCGCATTGAAGATGTTTTTCGTGGCGCAAAAGAAACGGCAGACAAATATCCCGCTCTTACCCGCTTGGGTGTTGGCGGCGCATCTGCACTAGGACAGGCTTTGCTGGCACGTAGAGGCCGCAGGGAAGCCGAGGCTATGGCTGGTCGGCAACGCGAGGCTGGCGCACCGTTCCGTGCTGCCGCACAAGAGGCTACTGCAAGGATGTCTGCTGGCGGCATGACCCCGCAGGAGCAACGTGCATTTGAGGCGGCGCAAGCCAGAGCGCGACAAGGATTGAGTGAGCGCAACATTGCTACTGGCAGTGCGGCGGCAGGAATCCAGGCTGGACAACGCGCAAGAGCCACCAGTGAAGCTAGAGCAAGGGCTATGGCAGAAGGCATGAAGATGGCTGGCATTGCCGATCAATACGAGGCCAGAGCGTTGCAGCTTCAGTTGGCGCAAGATAAAGCACTTAGCGATATTTTGGGCGAAGTTTTAGGCCGTGAGTTGACTGCTTCTACCCGCCAACAAGCTCCCGCTCCGAGAGGATAAATATGAACGGTGAACAAGATCGACTCCCTGCTCTTTTGGGCGGCGTTTACGGAGCAACAGATATTGCAAGTCGCGGTGTTGCTGCCAGGAAGGAAATCCCTGCATTGTTGCAGGAAAGCAGCAAATCCAAGGAAGAGGCTGAGATCAGCAAGTTTAAAGCTGAACAAGGTGTGCAGAAGCGGGTTGCTGACGTAGAAAAAGATATTGCTGGAAAATCTAGGGTTGCTGCCAGTGAGTTAGAGGCTGGTATTAAACCGTATCAGGAGTTTGTTCAACCTGAATACAAGGCATCTGACTACGCTGCCAACGCTGCTGCAAGGCTGTTTACTGGCTTAATGGTAGGCGGCATTGCGAAAACATCGGCCATTGGTCAACTTAAAGCCGTTCGTGACATGCAGAAAGCCGAAGATCAGGGATTGCGTGAAGAGTTTGCTGCCGCCAAGATTCGGTTTGATGAAGGTGAGAAGGCTCGTAAAGACTTCAATGACAACCTGAAGCAACGGTTTGACCGCATGATGAAACTGCTTTCTACGGATAGAAATGCGGCGCTGGCAGAAGCCAAGATTATTGAATCCAGCCTTGGTGAAGGTGCTATCCGCGCAAACATTCGCGCTGGTAATCTTCAAAAGGCTGCGGATCAATTCAATAAATTTTCAGATACCGCTGATAAATTGCAGATTGCAAGAGAACAAACCAGAGCAAAAACAGATGCTGCTATTGAAATTGCTTTGGCAAAAGCTATGGCCAAAGGTGATAAGCCAGAAAAACCGATTACTTTGCCTTCTGGAATTGAAAAGAAACTGGAAAATGTTGGCAGCACTAGGGTTTCAATGGCTCGTATGTCGCAGTCTGCCAAGCCTCAATATTTTGGTATTGCACCAACAGATGCGGTTGCGAACGCGGTCGTTTCTGGGGTTGAGAAGGGATTGCCGGTTGGTGATGTAGTAAATTCTGTAATTAAAACGGCACCAAAAGTAAATGCAGAAACTGTTGGCTGGTGGAAGGACTATCAGGAATATGTTTCAAAAGTTAGAAACCTTTTGTTTGGCGCAACGCTCACTGGTCGTGAGGCAGATGATTTCAGGAAATTTACAATTAGCCCCGCAACAGACCCTGCGATTGCAATGGATTATCTGAGCAAACAAATGCAATTAGTAAACAATGCAGTTGCTAGAGAGCGAAGTAAAGCGATTTCATTGAGAATACCTGCTGACGTTATTGATGCTTATGTTGGATTGCCTGAAGAATCTCTGGCACCAAAATCATTTAAATCAGTAGATGAATTAGATGCTGCTGCTGCTAGGGGAGAAGTTAAAAAGGGTGACAAAGTAACTGTCGGCGGTCAAACCGGAACTTATCAGTGAGGTATTAAATGGCTTTTGTTGCTGACCAACCTGAAGAAAAAAAGGGATCGTTTGTTCCCGACAAATCTTTAGTTGAGCAAATTCCAACGGAGCAGCCTGGTTTTACGCCGGAAATGAAAGCTGCTGCCGCAGCCCGGCCAACGCCTGAAAAGCCTTCAGTATTTGAGTCTGCTTTGCAGTCTGCTGGTGCCGTGCCTGTATTGGGTGGCGCGGCAAGAGCCGCTCAGTTAGCAACAAAAGGCGGAAGGCTTGCACCGTATGCGGCTAGGGCTGCTGATTTGTTTATACCTAAGACTGGTGCAGAACTTTTGTTGCGCGGTGGCGGGGCCGCTGCCGGAGGTGCTGCATCACAAGCGTTAAGCAATGTATTGCCAGAAGATACATCAAGACTTGGCAGGATGGGCGCTGAGTTTGCCGCTGGCATGGCTGCTGAACTGCCATTTGGTGCGGCGCGTCAAATAGGCCGCGCCTTGCGGCCATTGATGCCTGGCGGCGTTGAGAGGGCGGCGGAGCGAGTAACCCGCAGATTAGAGCCAGAAGCTATCACGGCATTACCTGAAGCCGCTGAAAAACGAACTTCTGTAATGAGACAGATGCAAGAGCGTTTGCGTGGCGCACCTTCCGCTGAACCTGTTGACGTTACTGAAATATCAAGGATTCTTGGAACCGAAGCGCGTGGCATCCGTGCTGGCGGCAAAGAACTTGGGGAAAGGTTAGCGCAGGCATCTGAGCAACGGCTGGCAAATATTAGCGCACCGAGGTCAGAAACTGAGATTGGCGAAGAAGCTAGACAGTTAATTAACTCCAGGCTTGATGAACTTAAAGCTGCTCGTCAGGCTGCGGTAAAAACCAATAAAGACGCTGCCTTTAATATGGCTAGAGAGGCCGAAGTTGCTGGCTCTAGGATCAACAACACAGAGTCCTTTAAAGACGCTGAAATGGCTCTGAAGGCCATGAAGGTTGACCCGCAAACAAAGCTGCCAATAGCTACAGGCGATCTTTCTGGCGCGATTGATAAAGTAAGACGAGAGCTTACCGGCATTATTTTTGACCCTACGACTGGAGAAACAAAGAAGATTGGCGTTTCATTCCAGAAACTAGAGAACCTTCGCCGTGAACTTGGTGATGCTGCTGGTGGCGTTCCGGCTGAAGGGTATGCTGCGCTTGGACAGCAACAGGCTGGACGTTTAAAGACGCTTGTAGAAAACGTGATGAAAGAGTTTACTGGAGGCACGTTTGATGCGGAAACCAGGACGGTGACTGGCGGCGCTTTTGAAAAATATCTACGTGATTATCAAAAAGCATCAGAGCCGATTAACAGGTTCTCTACGGATTTTGGACAAAAAATTCTTGGTAAACAGAGGATCGAAACTGGAGAATTTAAAACTGATCCGTTGGCGGTTCCAAAAGCCATATTTTCCAGTCCTAAAACTGTACGGGATTTTATTGAATTAACTGGATTAGAAAGAACAAAAACAGAAATTTTGGCTAGGAACTACATGAGCCAACAGTTGCTAGGAAAAAGTCCAGCGCAAATTGATGCTTTTATTCGGGCAAATCAAGGCTGGTTATCTGAATTTCCTGCTCTTAAATCAAACTTTTCTCGATATGCAAAGAAATTGGCTCAAGAGCAAGGTGTTCAACAAAAGATTGCCGCTAGAACTGAAGAACGTGCCGGTAGATTTGAGCTTGGTCGAGGCCAGCAAGAGCAGGCAGACGCATTTAAGGCGCTAGTAAAGACCGGCGGTTCTCAGGCTATGGAAGCTGCTGGAAGAACGCTAGGCAAAACCCCTGAAGGTAAGCAGGTATTCCAGCAGGGCATCAGAGACATTATTGGCACCGAGCCTGCTGGCGGTCTTGAGCGCACATACCGAGACAAAATACAGCCTGCAATGAAGGCAAGCGGCCTTTACACGCCGGATGAACAGAAATTCATTGATGATGCTGTAAGACAGATCACAGCCGTTCAGGAAGGCGTAATGAGAGCGGTTTCAAGGGCTTCGCAAATACCTGGCGCAGAAAGTAGCGAGAGGGAATTGACTAGATTGATTTCCGAAGAAGTCGGAAAGATGAAGATTGGCGGCGCTGTTACTGGCGGGATGCTGGCGGCACTTGGTGGCGGGGCAAAGATGGCTGGAGTTGATTTCCCTGACCTTGGTGGCGTTGGCGGTGCATTAGGTGGTGTCGCGGCTGGAGCGTTAGCCAGCGAGAGATACCGCATGTATTCTCAAAATATCAGAAAAGCCGTTAGCGATATTGTTACTGATCCTCAAAAGCTAAAGCAGGTAATGAGCAAGCCCGTTCAAGAACAGGAACGCATGATTGCTAAGATGATCCGGCAGGCAGTTGGAACTCAGCTTGGCGTTGAAACCCCTGAAAGGACTGAAAATGCCCTTGATTAAAGGTTACAGTAAGGAATCTGTAAGCAAGAATATTTCCAAGGAAATGAAGCGTGGCAAGCCGCAGAAACAGGCTATTGCCATTGCCCTGAGTACTGCACGTACTGCCAGGAAAATGAGGAAAGGAAAGCGGTAATGGACTACGATATGATGACGGATGAGGCCAAGATTTCCCTTAGCCGAGAGAAGCGGGGGAAATCACGTTCGTCTGAGGGTGAGGCGGAATCATTCCGTTCACCGTTTAAGGCTATGGATCGTATGCCAGCGGGAGTCAGATTCAAGCGTAACAAACGTGGAAGCCGGAAGATGGAGCGATGACAAAGAAAATTAAGGGGCTGAATCCAGAACTTGAGCAGGCTGTAAGTAGTTTACTAAAGCAGGTGATGGAAGATGAAACAGCGTCACTAACTGATAAAACTAAGGTTCTGGATAGGGCGTTAAAACTTGAGCAAATCAAACAAAAAATTGCGGACGATGAGTGGGGAAAAGGGTTTTTCAACAATGATGACGGAGAGGACTAATGATGGACGGGGCTGTGTTGAAGATGATTCGAGTTGCACTGGAAATTATGTCTATGCGGTCGTTGACTGTTTTGGCGATGGCTATGAGTTTCCTGCTGGCATGTTGGGTGATGTGGATGCCTACGTGGGAGAGGATGGCAATGGCTTCGTTCTTTGCCGTTTGCGTTTATTTACCGTGCATTAACTGGGAAAGGAAACAAAATGAAGCTGTCAATCAAAAAGACTGAAATGTATATGAGTGCTGATAAAAGCCCACAAAGCAATCGCCGACCTGCTGGTGAGGCTTATCGGAACGCCACTATTACTGATACCTTTGGCATGGGCAAACCCACTCGCACCAACCCTGTTGGCGGGTTTATGGGTATGCAATGTTTTTCTGGTTCGCCGGATCAGCGCCTGAGTCCGACAAGCAAACCTGGCAATGCAGGCGGCAAGAGGATTATCTAATGGGCATCATGGCATTTACTCCGCAAGGCAACACGGTGACGTTTACCGCTGCCGTTTCTGCGCCTACCGCTGTTCAAGCCGTTTCGTCAACGATTGGAGCAACACAGTTTCGCGTTCACAATCTTGGCAATGTGGCGGTTTACATGGGCTTTGGCGCTACTGCTAACGCAGCAGAAACGATGGCAAATGTAACTGTTACCGGATCGACAATCAGTCTGATGCCGAACTCCGTTGAAGTATTTACGTTTAACGCAAATCAATACTTCACTGGCGCTACTGCATCTGGAACTGCTGTTGTAAACATCACTCCTGGGGATGGCGTGTAATGCTACGTACTGCTGGCGGTATCACTGTCAATCAGACCACAGAATTTGCTGGTTACTACGGGTCTTTTTACAGTAGCTTAGATCAAACCGATGGTGTGACTCCACACCTGATGTTTTGTGAAAATACCGCTGATGCTGATGGCGTTACGATGGAATTAGGTGACGAGGCCACCAAAAGCCAAATCACCTTTGCCCATGCTGGAACTTACAACATCCAGTTTTCCGCGCAATTTCATAACACTGGCGGCGGAGGTTCCGGTAATACTGTAGATGTCTGGTTCAAACTCAATGGTAATAACATTGATAACTCAGATACTAAGCTAACTGTTCCATCAAATGCCCCGTATGTTGTTGCTGCATGGAACTTTATTGTAAGTGTTGCTGCCGGTGATTACGCTGAAATTTCATGGTTTACTGACAATTCAAACATAATCATTGAGCATGAAAATGCAAATGCAACACATCCTGCAATTCCTTCTGTAATCATAACTGCCGCACAAATTCGATAATCATGCCTACAAAAACTCAAAACGTATCATCCAGACTATCTTCCCATGAAGCTGTATGCGCCGAGCGATATGAACAGATTAACGCCAGGCTGAAGCGGATTGAGAACATTATGATTAAGGTTGCCGGAATTATGATATTTGCTATGGCTGGCGTTATCTGGGCATCACTCACAATAAAATGAACGAGCCAGTTATTCAGCCGGAATCTGCCAAGGAAGTTGCCGGTAAGACTATCGGTAAGCAAGGGCTGTTTTATATTACATTGATTGTCTGCGTAGGTGTCGGCGCTTCGATTGTGCTGGAAGAATCCAAGATGGCCGCAGTAATGGGTCTGCTTGGTGCTTCGTTGACCGCTTTGATATCCATGATGAACGGCATCGCTGGCGCTACCCCTAAGCAGGATAAGCCTGAGTTTGAGGTCATGAAGCAACTCATTGAACGTCTTGACCGCATGGCTGACCGCGATCCCATGTCTGTATCTGTGGAAAGCGATAAGGTCGTAGTCAAGAAAGGTGACAGCGAAGTTCACACGGCGAGGTAAAAATGATTCCGATTCCTGCCCTTTTATCCGTTGGCGCAAAGCTGATCGACAAGTTCTTCCCTGACGCACAGGCTGCGGAACAGGCCAAGCTGAAGCTGCTGGAGATGCAGCAAAATGGTGAACTGGCGCAACTTAACGCCGATGTAACTGAACAGCATGAACTGACCGAACGGCTAAAGGCTGACATGGGATCGGATTCATGGCTGTCCAAGAACATCCGCCCTATGACGTTGGTGTTTATCCTAATTACCTATACCGCTTTTGGTCTTATGTCGGCATGGGATATTGAGGTGAACAACAATTACGTGGAACTACTGGGACAGTGGGGCATGCTGATTATGTCCTTCTATTTCGGAGGCAGGACGCTTGAAAAGATTATCGGCATGAAGAAGGCAAAAGAATGAGCTTTCCGTTATCAGCAAACTTTACCCTTGAAGAACTGACTCACTCCGAGGTGGCTCAACGTAATGGGTGGGATAACAGTCCGAACGAGGAAGAGATCGAGAACCTACGTCGATTGGCCTCCCTGCTTCAGCAGGTCAAGACGGCAGTTGGCGGTAAGCCGGTGATGATTAACAGCGGATTCCGGTCGAAGCAGGTCAACGATGCGGTAGGCTCAAAGAACAGTAGTCAGCATCGTATTGGCTGTGCAGCCGATATTCGGGTGCCAGGCATGAAGCCCCGTGAAGTAGTAGAAGCCTGTATTGCGGCGAAGGTGCCGTTTGACCAGATCATCCTTGAGTTCGATTCGTGGACTCATATCTCAGTTCCTAGTCTGCCTGAAGCACAGCCAAGAGATTCCAGGCTGATTATTGATAAGCAAGGAACCAGACCCTATGCCTAAGAAGTCTGTAAGCCTATCCATTGGGCGTGGCGAGAAGCTGCCTGTAAGCCGTGGCGCTGGCTTGACTGCCAAGGGTAGGGCTAAGATGAATCGTGCAACAGGGAGCAATCTGAAGGCTCCTGCGCCCAATCCTAAGACCAAGAAGGATGCTGGCCGTAAGGCTAGTTTCTGCGCTCGTATGGCTCCTATCGCAAAAGCCAGTCCAAAGGGAAGCCGTGCAAGAGCATCAATGCGTAGATGGAATTGTAGGTAGATTACTTAATTAACTAGAAAATCAGAGGTTATTCGGGATGAGCAAATCTGCAACGCACTACCTGCCTAGCGGCAAGGTTTACAAGGGTGCAACCCACAAAGTAGGCAAAACCTTGATGACTGGCGCTACACATACCAAGTCCAGCAAGGTCATAACTCACGCTAAACCGAAACAAAAGGGTGGAAAATGAAGCCAGGACTCTACTCAAACATAGCTGCCAAACGCGCCAGAATCGCCTCTGGCAGCGGGGAACGTATGCGGAAGCCCGGAACCAAGGGCGCACCCACTGCCAAGGCTTTTAGACAATCTGCCAGAACTGCCAAGAAACGCTAGGTGTCCTCCCGCGAGACTCTCCCCTCGCGTCCTTCGCCCCGGCTGTGTGCCGGGGTTTTTTTATGCCACGATTCCTAGCTCTGCCGCCAGGATACTTGCATCCTCTTGGGTGGTAGTGCCAGTCCTTACGCGGTTTAGAATCTCCATAAGGTCTTGCTGGCGCTCCTCTTCTAGCTGCGCCTGTTGCTGCCAATCAGCCCCGTTAGACATTGCAAGGCTCCTCAGTAGATACAAGCTGCCCCTCAAACAGATAGGTTCCCATGTGTCCAAGCTGGCACCACGGCGCGGCATAGACTTTGCCGCCATGATCCCGGTAATGCTTGCAGAAGAAGTAATCTTCTGACAGCAAACGATTGGTTTCAGGGCAGACCGGCACCTGGAAGAAGTTATAAATCTTCTCCCCTGCTGGCATGTGGCTCATGTCATTGGAATACTGCTCGGTATATTCACGCATTTCCTCAAACACCTTGCGCTTGACCAGCATAAAGCCCGTGCCAATGGCATAGACCTCCAGAGGCTGATCTACCGGAACAATCAGATTGTCTTTATAGCCAACAGTGTTGACTACAAAGCTGCCGGTAAAGTTTTGCAGGTTATCCTTACCTTTGCTGACTGCATCCTTGACCGAAGCCCAGTTGATTTCCTTCTTGGGATACAGGCCGCCAATCAGATCAACGTCTGCTTCCAGCATCTTGATAACGTCTTGTGGCCGGAACTTTATATCAGCGTCAATCCAGAACAGGTAATCAGCGTCACCCTTCAGGAACTGGTAAGCCAGGTTGTTCCTTGCCCTCTGGATAAGACTTTCATTGAACATGAAATTACAGATAGTTTGATGCCCTGCCTGTGTCAAGGCACCAACCAGACCAAGCAACGATTGCACATAAACGCCTGTGCATTGGCCTCCGTACATAGGTGTCGCAATAAATAGTTTAGCCATAGTGTCCTCTAGTTGTAGGTGGGGCGTGTCGCAAACGTCGCGCCCCGTCAACGTCCTAACTATCCGGCATTGCGCCAGATTCCACTTGCGACTGCGGGGGCAAAACCTCACCATTGATTAACTTCAGCAAATCAGGCCAGCGCATGACTGCAAGCGATTTCTCTCCATCAGCCCGCATTACTACTACGGGCGTTTGATCCAGCTTGCAGGATCGTTCTGCCTGTTCCATCCACTCGTACACAGCTATCTTACGGCGGCGCTTGCACTCCAGAAGGAACTGACCTAGCAGCAGATCACCTTCGTCTTTAACCTGATACTGGTTAAGATTGCGCCTTACCTTGTGGCCTGTGACCTCAAAGATTTCGGCGGCAATCTCTCGCTCATAACCTGCTCCGCGTTGTCGGGATAGCTTACTCATTAGAACGGCACATCTTCATCATCAATGCGCTTTGCAGGAATAGGATTGACGTTTCCATTGTTTTCCTGGGCTGGACGCCAGTTATCTTCTTTCAGGCTAATCAATACGCCAACGCTTGATTCCTTAGTCCATCCTGCCAGCTTGATTGTTTCACCGGCAGCATAGGCTCGCTCTACCTTCATTTCTCCCTTCCAGTCCGGCCCGGCACCTTTCTTCCGCTGGTTGGTCAACAATACTCCAGTGCCTTCTTTTCGTTCCATAATCATGCCCTCATTTCGTCGGTAATAGTGCTGACAGATTCGCCAACAAGTTCTTTGATTTTCTCTGAAATAGTGTCAGCTATCTTCTGAGCATCGCCAATAGACAACGTAACATCAAGACTGGCAAGTTCATTGCCAACACATACTGTGCCAGTGTATGTGTTGGTATATTTATTCCAATGGATATTAACAGTCCTGAGTTTCATTTTGCCCTCTCAATCAGATAGTAGGATGCAAACCGTTTGCCGTTACGCTCTTTCATGATCTTGTGAATCTTGTGACCATCATTGCGTAATTCATTGATCCTGGATGCCAGCCGGAAGCAGCCAAACTTCTTTAGCGCATCCATTGGCGTTATTGATCGGCCTTTTGCCATGTAAGAGAGTATTTCATTGTTTTGGCTCATCACCAGCCCCCTTAATGTCGGCCATCACTTTGGCGATACCGCGCTCCAGAACCTCAAACAACACCTTGCTTTCTGCCGAGATTGTTTCCATGATGAAGCTATTAACTTCTGTCAATGAATTGAGCTTGGCTTCTTTCTCGGCGGCAGAAAACTTCTTGCTACCAGCAATCTTGCCAGCCATATCCAGATAACCAGCTACCCATTCCTCGTTATTGGCATACTTGGCGTAAGCATCCTTTGCGCCGGGAACCATGAACACAATGCCAGCAGGCGCTTGTGTAGGCTTGGACTCTTCGATAGTAACCATCGGTGTGCGCCTGGCTTCCGGGATGGTTTCGACCTCAGTCTCGTCCATCATTCCTAGTCCACAATGTGCAAGCACAGACCTGCGAATAGCTTTGGTGGTGGCTTTCAGGATGGCATTAGCCAAACGCTCTCCAGACAGGCTAGAAACGTCTACAGCGCCCTGGTTCTCGCTAACCCTACCGTCAGCCCCTGTGCAGCGCACGGAAACGACGT